TGGCATGGACAAGGCCCTGCTCGGGATTTGCATGACCTGGAATGACCACGTGTTAGTTGAACGTCTTGTATACAACGGACGTGTCATCACTGAGATATTGATTGAAAAAGGTATGTCCGAAGAAGACGCGCAGGAATACATTGACTTCAACATCGTCGGTGCATACGTCGGGGACTCTACGCCAATCGTCATGTGGCCTGCCACGATGGAGGAGTTAGATGAACGTTCGTAAAGTGTTTGGGCCTCCGGGCTCAGGCAAGACGACGTTCTTACTAAATGTCGTAGAGCTTGAGCTCAATAACGACGTCCCTGCGCAGAAGATTGGCTACTTTGCGTTCACACGTAAGGCTGCCAACGAGGCCAAAGAGCGGGCCCTGGCGAAGTTTCCACACCTCAATTCCGAGACGGACTTCCCATGGTTTCGCACTTTGCACAGCCTGGCCTATCGGTGCCTGGGCGTCACATCAAAAGACATTATGAAACCGGAGCATTATCGTGACTTTGCGAAACAAGCCGGCCTTGAGATTGCGGTCGATTCGGGTGAGGAAGATTTTATTGTCCGGGCGGATAACCCCATACTTAATGAAATCAATATCGCGCGTATACGTGGTGAAGATCTCCGCACGCACTACAACCGATCCAAAATGGACATCGAGTGGTTCCACTTTGAGTATGTTGAGAGGGCGTATAGGCACTACAAAAATGCCCACGGCCTAATTGACTTCACGGACATGCTGGAGCTGGTGCTGCAGGAACCAGAGCGACTTCCAGCTTTGGATGTCCTCATCATTGATGAGTCACAGGATTTGTCCCGCCTGCAGTGGGACCTAGTGAGCGAGCTTTGCAAAAGGTCCAAGCGGGCTTTTTTAGCCGGGGACGATGACCAGGCGGTCTATACCTGGGCAGGCGCCGACGTGAAGTCTTTCTTAGACTTCGAAGGCGAGATCACCGTCCTCGACCAATCTTACCGCGTGCCTGCAAAAGTTCACGCGCTTGCTGGAGAAATTGTTAAGCGAATCCGAAAGCGCCAACCGAAAGTTTGGAACCCCAGGGACTACGATGGCCAGGTTCAGTACTACAACGCCTTTGAGAGCGTGGACATCAGCCAGGGGGAATGGCTTGTCATGGCGTCCACCAACTACATGCTCAACGACATGCACGACTGGATCAAATCCCAGGGCTTACTGTTCGAGCGCCAAGGACAACGGAGCATCTCGGAGACCATTCTCACTGCCGTTCTGGGGTGGGAGAGCCTGCGAAAGGGTAAAGAAATCCCCTTCCAGATCGCCCGGACTGTATATAAGTATCTTGGCACAGAATTCGTTAAAAAGGGACACAAAACGCTCAAAGACGCAGACCCAGAGCGGCTCTACAGCCTGGCGACCCTAGAAAAGGACCACGGGCTATTGACAAATGTGATTTGGCATGAAGCGCTCACCAAGATCGGGGAGGAGAAGCGTGACTACATCATTGCGCTCTTGCGCCGAGGAACACGGATCACGGGCAAGATCCCCATAAAGCTGTCCACAATCCATGGGGCCAAGGGTGGGGAGGCGGACAACGTCTTGCTGCTAACGGACCTATCACCAAAGTTTGCAAAAGATTATGAGAAAAATGCAGACGATATACACAGACTATTCTACGTAGGGATCACACGTGCTAGACAGTCTTTGCATATTGTCCTGCCAAAGGACAAACAGAAAGGATTTCGCTTGTGAAGACTATGACGTTGTTTCCAACTACGTCTGAGTGGATACCACCAGACAGTTTTCCGGATTTATCTGAAGCAAAGGAGATTGCAATTGACCTCGAAACGTGTGACCCGAACATGGAAAGCATGGGTCCTGGCTGGCCTCGTAATGATGGCTATATCGTGGGCTACGCTGTCGCCGTGGATGGTTGGGCCGGCTATTTCCCTGTTGCTCACGGCGGGGGCGGCAACCTTGATCGCGGCTTGGTTGAACGTTGGGTTAGAAAAGTTCTTGAAACCCCAGCCGACAAAATCATGCACAACGCCGCCTATGACGCCGGGTGGCTTATGGCCAGTGGATTCACCATCAAAGGTCGAATCATTGACACTATGGTCGCAGCCCCATTACTTGACGAAAACCGGTTCTCGTTTAGCCTCAATTCGCTTGGCTTCGAATACCTTAAAGAGACTAAATCAGAGCAAGCGCTTAAAGACGCGGCGAATGACTTTGGCGTCCACGCTAAGAAAGAGCTATGGAAACTCCCTGCTATGTACGTTGGAGCATATGCAGAGCAGGATGCTGCGCTCACACTCAAGCTTTGGAACCACTTTAAAATCCTTTTGCGAAAGGAAGAGGTCGATTCGATCTTCTCGCTGGAGACCGATTTACTGCCTATCATCATTGAACTCACCCGTAAAGGGATAAGGTTTGATCGTGATAAATGCGAACAGCAGATTGAGGCAATGCGCCGCAAGGAAGAGAAGTGTTTGTCCGAAATAAAGAAGACCGCCGGCGTCAAGGTGGACATTTGGGCAGCCGCCAGTATCTCGACAGCCTTTGACAAGCTTGGGATTCAATACCCCAAAAGTGCCACAGGCTTGCCTAGTTTTACTAAGTCTTTTTTAGACAGTCATCCTCATCCGATTGCCAGGCTTATTGTGGAAGCCCGTGAGCTGAACAAGACCCACGGAACGTTCCTTTCTCCCTACCTAAACTTCTCGGCCAAGGATGGCCGTATCCATTCGCATGTGAACCAGATTCGATCTGATGAGGGCGGAACCGTCACAGGGCGCCTATCCATGGCCAACCCGAATTTGCAGCAGGTCCCAGCTCGCCACGAGATTATCGGACCCCTGGTGCGCAGCCTGTTTTTGCCGGAAGAGGGGCAACTTTGGGCGGCCAACGACTTCTCCTCCCAAGAGCCCAGGCTTTTGGTCCATTACGCCACCCTTTTGGGGCTTCCTGGATCAGAGACCGTGGCCCAAGCCTATAGGGAAAACCCCGATACTGACTTCCACCAAATGGTGGCCGACATGGCCGGCATCGAGCGCAAGCAGGCCAAGACCATCGGCCTGGGGCTCATGTACGGCATGGGCAAGCAAAAGCTCGCCAACCAGTTGGATATCCCGCTTGAGGAGGCCTCCGAGCTCATCGGGACCTTCCATAGCAAGGTTCCATTCCTTCGGGGCACGGTAGATGCGGTAATGCGACGAATTGAAAATAGAGCTTCCGGAGGTGCAATCAGTACACTTTTGGGACGAAAGTGTCGGTTTCCCCTTTGGGAGCCCGCCGACTGGGGCATACACAAAGCGTTGCCTTACGAAGAAGCGGCCGCGAAGTACGGCTCAAGGATCAAGCGTGCCATGACCTACAAGGGCCTAAACCGCCTGATTCAAGGATCGGCTGCTGACCAGACCAAGGCCGCCATGATTGCGCTGCACAAGGCCGGGTTTCGGATTCTGCTGCAAGTGCATGACGAGATCGCCCTGTCTGTGGACAACCAGGACCAGGCCAAGGAGGCCGCCGACATCATGGCCAAGGCCGTCAACCTGGAGGTGCCCTCACGAGTAGACGTAGAGGCTGGACCTTCTTGGGGAGAAGCTGCATAATGGGCGAGAGAATTGCTTTCTCCTTTGTCTCCTCAAGCAAGACCTTCGGGCTGGACTTTTGTCCGGCCCATTTTTTTGTGATAAATTAATACAGACAGAAAGGAGAAAAAGATGCTTGCCTTTGGAAAGCGACGCAAACGCCGCCGTTCACGGACCAAGGAGAAGCGACCGCCATCACCCTCACGCCGCGAAACACCGTGGGTGACGTTGACCATTCGCGCAGAGCATTACGCGATGTTGCGTGAGCTTTCCGAATACAACGAGTGTACGATTAGTACTGCGGCAATGATTTTGATTGAAGCTGAGTTTATGCGTGTGTTAGCATTATCCGACCCAGAGAAAGCGAGAAAGATAGAAGATGAGATCAAAGAAAAATATGAGCGAGGTGACTGATTTCTATGTCGAGTTTTCAAAACTCGAAGTGGAATATGAAGCGTATGAGCCTGTATACGGCGCGTGCGAACCAGGATCAGGAGGCCTTGATTTAAGTGGTCCTACACGACTTAGTGAACAGATTTACATCAAAGCCGTGTACATACCGGTTGGTAAAGACAAGCGAATTGACATCCTCGATGGACTTACATCTGATGATATCGAAACGCTTGAAGATGAAATCCGTTCACAAAGGGGTGACTAGATGAGATTAAGCGAGGCAGGACTTAGTTCTAACATCGACTACTGGAAAAACGTTTCCGAGCGCTACAGAAAACAACGCGACCAAGCGCTTAAAGAAGTCGAGCGGTTGCAGAAAATTTTGTTAGAAGAAACAGGCAAGGCATACGACGGCAACGACTGGTTGCGCCAGGTCAAAGCATCAGGGACCACGAACCGGTTTAGCTCGCGTATCAAAGCTTTTATCAGGAGATTTAAATGACTTACGTAGAACGTTTACGCAGTGCAGCGCAACTAGTGGATAACCCTGAGGTGGCGTCTTTGCTTATTCTTGCAGGGGATCGAATTGAACAACTAAACATGTGGAAGCTAAAGTGGGCACAACTTGACCACGAGCACGCAGAGCTAGCGGGCCGCTACCACGAGCTAAAGGAACAGTTTGATGCCTACAGAAGAAAACACGGAGATTGATTTGTCCTTTTGGGCAGGCAGTGGGTTGGCAGAGGAAAGACTGCGCAACCCGTTTAAGACCACGCAGGAGTTGGAGATTCTTTCTAGGTGGTATTGCAAGAACAAAAAGAAGTTTGGTATAGTTAATCCTGCGGAGTTTGAACCCGCACCTTTTTAATACAGGAGAAAGTTAATGAACAGTCCTAACATCAGCCCCTACGTCTTAGACGCCTGGGTACGCAGCGGTCAGGCAGCAGAAGCAGCTAAAGAGCTTGCTTGGTTTGTTGTTATTGTCTTTATCGTCATCGGCCTTTTAGCCTGGCGAGGGGATAAGTAATGGCAGTTGAGATGACCGACTTTGAGCAAGGGGTATGGGAGTACTTGTGCTCACACAAGAAAACCCCAGTGCAAGCAAGAACAATCGCAAAGGCATGGATTGTGAGCGAGAATAAAGTTGCACGCACACTAAATCGATTTGTTGAGAGTGGTATTGCGGACCTGGTACGCATCGGCGCCAGGAAATTTTATAAGGTAAAGGAATGAAACATATGTGGATAGCTGCGATTGGCGGGATCATCATTGCACTGTTACTGGCATGAGTGATGGTGGCAAGGGCTCCAGTCGGCGCCCACAAAACATTCCCAATGAAAGATTTTGGGAAAACTTTGATCGTATTTTTGGAGAAACAAATGCGCGAGAACAACGAACGGATAATGCAGGAGTACCTCATTGCGGCGATGACGTCCGGACTGAAACAAACGGGGGCGACGTACAACCTCCCAGAAAGCCTGGCGGTTGAATATGGCCGTCTCTGCTATAACCAAGCTATCAAAGACGTCATGGTCCTATGCAAGCTGGCGTCAGACTTCGGACAAACAGGGCTCGAAATCTCCGACGCGATCCAAGGCCTCGTCATTCACCAAAAAGGAAAGCATGTCTCCCTTTAGGATTACAGGCTACACGCACTCCACACCGGAGTTCGAGCGCCTCGAACGACTTAACAAAGAGCTTATTGAAGTGGTTGAGCTCTATTTAAAATGGGTCAATGTTGTCGAAGACCCGAGTGATACCACTTTAAAAGAACGACATGAGTTGTGTATTGAATTACGGAACAAGGCTCAAGGAGCATTAGCAAAAATAAAGGAGAAAGCATGAAGCCAATTGAAGAATTTCCAGCAATCAAGAAAGCAGTTAACGATGGCATTGCCGAGGGCTTGCATCGTCTGCACACCGAAACAGATGACCCGACCTACCTTGAGGCGCAGCAGTATGTCATTGGCGCAGTCAAGGCCCACCTCGACGCTCTTATGAATAAAGTAAACCTGGAATCAGTTGCCCACGACACCCGTCTTGCGGTACGGAAAGAACGTGAGGCGTGTGTAAAGATATGCGAAGACTACGTGAAGGACATGGACAGGGAATATAAAGAAATAGGCGAAGAAATTGCAGGCACTATCCAAGCAAGGGGTAATGTACACGCCAATGAGTGGGTGGGGCTAACGGATGTGGAAATACATGAAATTAGACTCAAAACCTTGGATAGCGTAGCGACAAACTACGAAGCATACCGAGCCATTGAAGCCAAACTAAAGGAGAAGAACAGTGGCAATTAATCGAGCTAATTTACTTGATGCGATAGAGCCGGGGTTAATTGAATTGTTTGGTGGAGGGTGCCCAACATCTAAAGAACAAGCAAAGCTAGAGGGCAAAAACTTTTACTTCGATGACCGACGTTGCCGTAACGGTCATTACGCCATGAAAAAACTTAATGGGCATTGCGCCCGTTGCATGAGGGGAAAGGAGAAGAACACATGAAACCCCTAGCATGGACAGCCGTGCTTGTGTTTGTGCTTTGGGTAGGATGGAGCGGTGGCTATACGAACGGCCTAGAAGAAGGACGCAGCAAGGCTTTGAGAATTAACCCGCCCAACGAAGACCTAGAGTTCGCATGTGTCGCGCTCTGGGCGAGCGAACAAAGTAAACGTTGGTATGAAAAGCGAGGACGAACAAAATGAATCTTTTTAACACGCTCGGTGTGCCCGACCTCGTTGCGAAACACGCCAAGATCCTGCCCGTCAACCTGCAAGACACAGACGGCGATTACCCCAACGCAGCTCACCTCTACGTGTTCACCACAGTGGACCTGATCGCCTTTGTGGATGCAATCCAGGCGCGCACTTCGGACTATGTTTTTGATAGACTACGTACAACCCTCTTTACGGAGCCGGAAAATGGAACTCAAAGAAGCGATGCTGCGAGCTGAAGCCTGGACCGAGAACATGACCACCTGGGAAAAAGAAGAATCCTTTTTTGGTGTTATGGAGGCCCTGCTTACACGCATCAAGTCGCTCGAGCAGCAGCTCGAGAGCGCGACCAGCTATGCAAAGCGCGTGAGCAAAGAAAACGAATGCTTATCTTTAGATCTAGGACTAAAGAACAAGGACCACGGCCCACTGACCGTGGCCGATATCATCAAAGACGCCCAGGACAAGTCCTCGTGGTAACACCCTTTGAGCAGGCGATCCTCAACGCCCTTGAGCAGCTCTCCGAAGAGGAGGAACAGACGGTTCCGGCCATGCAGCTCCTACAGATCCAAATCGGGGGCGTGAACTACCAGTGTTTCTCGTCCGTGATTTCCGAGGAAGACGATGACATTCCCAAGATCGAGGCCATACAGATCGGGGACATCATTCCCATGAGCACGGTTATCTCGTGGCTGCAAAAGGCTCAAGACTCATGGCTCAAGGGCCATAACAAGGGTTTGCAATGACCGTCCCCTCCTGGTTAATCGCCTTTATTGGTGTGCAGTATGCAGTGGTAATGCTTTTGTTTTACCGCGATGGCCAGCCCTGGATGGCGGTCACGTATTTCGGTTACATGCTGGGCAACGTGGGGTTGGCGATGATTGCCCTGGGCCACAAATAGTTTGAGGTATGGCATGCCAAGACAAGGCATGGTCAGGTAGTGTGGGGTTCGGTAGGGCGCGGTTCGGTGTGGTTAGTTGCGGTTAGGCTAGGCGCGGCACGGTTCGGAAAGGTAGGGCTCGGCAGGGTTAGGCTGGGTATGGTGAGACGTGGTTCGGTATGGTGAGGGTTTTTTAATGGAACCTGGCTGGGTTTGAGAAGGTTCCATTAAGGAACCCTTAGGGGTTTTGTTAAGCTAGGCCAGCAATGGTAGGGCGCGGTAAGTCTAGCTGAGGTCCGGTAGTGCGTGGTACGGTTTCCCCACCTTTGGGGTTTATATAGGAGAAAGTAAGAATGGCTAAGTCCAATTTGAAAGTTGTTAGTGAAGTGACCAATGGTGGCAAGAGCGCCATTGAACAGGGTTTCCCTTATGCTGTAGCTGTAAGGGCCCAAGGTGCAGCGGATCTATTGTTCCACCGCTGGAACTGCGAGTCAGTCGATGCGAAGTCCAAGGCCGCCAAGAACTCGGCTGCCAAGAAGACCGATGACATCGAGTCCTATGTCTGGAGGAACGAAAAAAATGAGCTCTGCATCCCAGGGGAGTATTTTAGGCAGTCCATTATCCATGCTGCGAAGTTTAAGCAAGACCCCCGCTCACCGCGTAAGTCCGCGATGGATTTGTTCAAAGCCGGGGTTGTATCGCTTACTCAGCTGGCGTCACTTGGTAGCGATGAGTGGGACTACCTTGACACTCGTCGGGTCACAGTACAGCGAGCCGGAGTCAATAGAACCCGACCTGCCATGCGCATCGGATGGGAAGTGGATCTACAATTTCAAATACTCACCCCTGAGTATATCGACCCCACTCTTTTTCAAGACGTACTGAACACGGCCGGACGCTTAGTTGGCGTCGGGGATTTTCGCCCAACGTACGGACGCTTTAACGTCACCAACTTCGAGGTGCTGTCATGATTAAAAAGCCTGCAAAAAAGGCGAAAAGTACGTCCCTATCCCGTACGGTAAAGAGTACGCAAAAAAGTACCGTTAAGAAGGCTAAACTCACGCCCCTATCCCGTACGGGAAAGCGTACGAAAAAGCGTACGACTAGGAGTGCGCCCAAGGCGGTCAAGCTCACTCCGCTATCTAAGTTTCTTGAAACATGGGACAAGGACCAAGGCCCAGTACCCACGCTTTATGACACGGCCGGCAAGCTCGATGAGGTTGTCAATACCCTGACGGATATCCAGCATCTGATGGACTCGGCCTTGGATGACTGCCTAAGCCTTAACAACGAAGCACGGTCTATGGCTTTAATGCACCTAGCCTACGGGATGATCAAGGGCGTGGTAGATAAGCTCGACCCGCTGACCACGGACCTTTACCGCATCAACCGGGCCATCTCAAAGTAGGGTCTTCTTCCTGCGACCTGGGGCCCTTGCCGGCTCCAGGGTCATCACGTCTATCGGGCCGCCCGTCACAGGGTCAAAGATCGACGCAATCTCGATGGCCTCCCTCGGACTCTTGCCTAGGTGCATCGACGCCAAGGCGTACGCAGAACCTGTTCCAACCGAGAAGAAGTCACCACGGACCTTGACCGGGTGGATCGTGCTCTCGTAGACGTAAATGCCGTCTGCGCGCAGCTCCAAGATGTCCACCTCGATGGGCTCATCGAAGTCCCCGTTTCGTTCGACCGAATCGTAAAACTTCAACAGTTTGTCCAAGTCCCCCGCCCCGCCGAAGATGCAGTTCTTGCCCCGGCGAAGCTTTTCAATGTAGTACTTCACGTCGTCGCCCGAGACCTGGCTGTCTGCCGCAATCTCAAGAGTACTAAGCCGCGCCGCTATCGTCGTCATCACCCGTCTCCTTGCCTGTCATGTCCTTAGTGATCATCCGACCACGGCTCTCGTTCCAATGCAAAATCCTGTGACAATTGGAACACAGGGGAATGCACTTCTTAACCTCTTCGTACACCCTCACCCAATTGCTGTCGGCCGCCATCCGATTGACCGACCCCTGAGTACCATCCCGCACCACGTGATGGAAGTCAATAATGGCCGGATGAGACACCCCACAATGGTGGCAGGGCTGAGAGGACTTGAACTCGATCCACTTAGCCTTACCAAGCCGCTTATTTCGGGCTACACGGGCTTTGACGGCCTCTTTGTTACGTTGATAGTAGGACTTCTTGTAGAGGCTGTCCTTGACCTTTTTAACGGCCTTGTCTTTGTATGGCACAGCAATCCTCCCACGGACGCGAACCGAAGGGGTGATTGTGACGCATTAAAAGTGAATGTCCACTACTTTCTAAGAGCCATGGGCCGTGAACCACGGGTGCGGTTTGGTGAAAAAAGGGCGAAAAAAGGGGGTAAAAGTTGACCGAAATAGTAGGGATTGAGAGGGGTGTTTTTGAGGGGAAAATGGACCACGGATCAAGGGCCACGGACCAGAGATTTTTGGCTAAAAAGGCTTGCGTTAGCCGCTTGCGGCAGGTGAGTAGATAATGGGGACAGATTAAGGATTTGGTGCAATGAATGTACACTTCTTGCGGCAAACCGGGTTCCTATAGAGTGAAAACATAAAATGAAAATATTTAAAAGTATGCACTTCTAAAAGTATGTACTTTGGTGTGATAGGTGCAATAACGTTTAATAATCAATGACTTATGCATCACGTCAAAAAAATGAGTAACGTAAGGCGTAATGGATTTACGGGGTGCGCGCGCGGCAATTCCTGTAGTAAAATAAATATTTTCATTTTATCTTTTTACTTATAGGAAACTGAAAAACGGGGTATTTGACATCGTGGTAAGATTTGTATTAATGTACACCTTACCTACATACTTGATGGAGGCTTTAGTGTTGAGGGATAAAGAGGTTGAAAATTCCAATCCGAAAATCCGGATTAGGGAGTTTCATGTGACCCATACCGTCTCGGGCAGGAATCGGTTCCCGTTTAAGAAAATGCTCGTTGGGGATTTTTTCCGGGTGTTTACTTTTCGGGAATCTGTGTCGATACGAAGCGCGCTGCAGTCCTTTTACAAGCGGTACCCTGGAAGGCAGTTTACGACCCGGCAACGGGATGACGGCGAATGGGTTTGCAGGAGAGTAATGTGAATCAGACCAAGAGACAGGTGGAGCTAGAGTGGAATCAACCTAATTTCAAGGAGTTCACCCGGCAGCATTACCTTAAAAAATATGGGTGGCGAACAATCTACCCCTTTGATGACATGAATATCGGGGACTATATGTACCTTGAATCGGAAGAGGAAGCCAAGAAGGTGCGCATGGCCCTGACCCGGTGGTACAAAGACCATGACGATGTAAAGTGCTATGTGATCTCTGTCGGGCTAGAAGAGTGGGTTTGTCGGAGGTACGAATAATGGCCAAAAAAGACGTTTGGAATGTCCCGCCAGTTATCGGGGACAAGTTAGCGAAGCGCCTGGCCACGCCAGTAGCCCCACTAAAGAAGCAAAAGACCTTGACGGCCAGGGAATGGACCTTTGTCAAAGAGCTTGTGTCCGGGGATGGCGCGATAACCTTGAAAGAGGCTGCAATCCGTGCCGGGTTTAATCCGCAATCAGCGAGCGGAATAGCAACTAGGCTTACATCTCCTGACCGATGCCCACATATCGTCGCCGCGATCCAGGAATACAGGGCCGAGCTTGCAGCCAAGTACAACACGACCTACGAGCGTCACATGCGAGACCTTTTGACCATTCGGGATGCTGCGTTGGCAGCGGGCGCTTTCGGTGCGGCCGTGCAAGCGGAGTACCGCCGAGGACAGGCCTTGGGCACGATCTATGTGGACCGCAAAGAGATTCGCGTGGGCACGATTGATTCCATGAGCAAAGAGCAGGTGATGGAGAAGCTTGATGAGATTAAAAAGCTCTACGGTGGGCCGCCCCCGAAGGACATCTTGGAAATGGAAGTCACCGAAGTTATCGAATCAAAACAGGATCCGGAACCGGAACCACAATCGCTGCAGGAGGCGTTACGAAATGTCGAAAAATCCCGAAGGATTGCTGCACAAGAGGCTAAAAGAAAACTTACCAAACAGTCACATAACGAGGATCGAGAGTCGGGTGAACTTGGGGACTCCGGATTGCCTGGTAGCGCTGACGGGGGAGGGAGTGTTTGTGATGGTGGAACTGAAGGTAGTGAGGAAGGGGCGCAAGATAGCCATGAGCCCGCACCAGGTAGCATTCCACCTTAAGCATGCGGACCTGAACTGCCCAACATATTTTCTTGTTGAATATCATCCGCCCGGAACGACCTCGGTGCTGAAGGGGTTTTTGTACTTGTACGACGGCAGCCAGGCCGAAGACTTGTTTATGCGCGGCATCGATGTTGAGCCCATTGACAAGTGGCCCTTGTCGCATGTGATGTGGAATGTTTTGCGAGCTCGACTGTTGGAGTGATTTGACAAGTGAATTTGGTTTTGGTATAATGTGTTTGTCAAATGAAAATTTGACATTGTTCTTTAACCATACAGGAGAAAGTTATGAACACGAAAAATCGCGTTTGGATTGAACTCGAGCTGCCGCCGCGTGAAGACCCAGAACTTGGGGAAAAACGAGCTGATATGGCATCTAAAATGCTGAAGAAACTTGGCGTTGACTTAGGGGAACATTCGGCCGTTTGGTTTGACAAGGAAAAGCATCGATATGCTTTCGTTATTAACTCAATTGGAATGTTTGTTTGGGCGTCAGACCATGGACAATGGTTTGATTTAGATAAATTGGCAGAGTAGAGCCACGGGGGCATTGCGCCCCCGTTTTTCTTTTTTGAGAGAGGGAGCAGCGCGCATGAGAAAAACCTACAGGCGTCGAGTGCAAGAAGGGTTGAAGTACCGGCCGCCGGATCGCACGGCCGAGCGAGAGCGGGGTTTTTTTAAGCAGCTAGCCAGGTTGGCCGGCATGTTGTTGTTTAATTCGATCTTCAATCGGAAGTAGTTGACACGAGAAATAAATTTATTTAAATTGTGGCTGTCGGCGCCTTGCCGTCACATACAGGAGAAATAAGATGAAAGTTAAAACAAATGAGTTAAGCGGCGCGCAGTTGGATTGGGCGGTGGCGAAGGCCGAAGGCTACCCTGACGAAGACATTTCAGTTGATTGGAATTACTCAACCGATTGGGCACAAGGTGGACCGATCATTGAGCGGGAGGGAATCCAAATACAAAAACACAGATCAGGTTGGGTTGCCCTACCCGAAGATGCACAATTTTCGGAAGAAGAATATCAAGAGGGGCCTACCATTTTGATCGCCGCCATGCGTTGTTATGTGGCAAGTAAGTTAGGCGAAGAAGTGGACATGGTGAATCCATGAATTGGATTGCTGAAGCCCTGCAAACGCTAAACGGAGCCCTGGGCCTGATAGTAATAGCGTTTTGCGTTTATTTTTTGGCGTGCATGATCATAGGAAAAGGGGATAAAAAATGATTAAAAAACCAGTCGAGATTTGGTTTGGTGAGATGGAATTTGGAAAATTTGTAATTGGAAATAACCCCGTCACGGATGAAGGGGAGATTGTTTTAATACATAATATTTTCGAAAAAAAGCGCATGGATCCTGAGCGCGTAGAAGATTACGCGAATGGGGCCGATTATTTAATCCCGTCAGAATTTCGGGGGGACATTGTTTTTTCCCGAACATTTTTGCGAGGCCTGGCGGCCCGTTGAATCCTGGTCCCTGTATGGCCCGGCCGCTTGTATGGGGCCGGGTTTTTTATTTGTTTGTGTTTTTTATTTGTTTGTCGTATATTTCACAAACACGGCGCCGCCGTGCTCATACAGGAGAAAAGAAAATGCTTAAAACCTATCAAATTTTTCAAACCATTAGCCGGGAATTCTTCATTGAGGCGGAAAGCGAAGATCAGGCTTTCGAAATCCTGGATTTAGGCCAAATCAAACCCACAGACGAAATCGCAATATCCGCAGAAATTGCCGATATTCATGACGGTCAGGATTGGCAAGTTGAAAAAACGGGGGCCAACCATGCTTAAGACCGTCGCAGTTTCCGCCAACCGTAAAACCGGCCCTATCGCCGTGACATATCGCGCCGGCGAACATGAGACATTCGCGACATGCCCGAAAAGCTGCGCGCTTCACCCGGCCGGCGAAAAGGGCGCCGAGCTAATCGACGCCGACTATCTCGCCGCGTTATTGGCCGCCGTGCCGCGTAATGGCCAGGCGTGGACCTATTCGCATTTCCCGGCCGAGCTGCTGCCCGTAGCGAAACCAGGCGAAACCGTAATAAATGCGAGCTGCGACAATATGCTCGACGCCGTGCTCGCGATGGATGCGGGCCGCCCGGCCGTGGTGGCCGCCCCGGCTGGAACCGATTGGGCCGGTGGCGTGGAATATCGCGGGCGCCGTTTTATTCAATGCCCGGCCGAGCTCGCCGAAAATTTCACATGCGCGCAATGCGGCGGTGGCCGCCCCTTGTGCGCCCGTGCGGATCGTGATTTTGTCGTGGTGTTTGTCGCGCACGGCCCGAGCGCTAAACGGGTAGGCACGGCGCTGCCCGGTGGCTGCTATGCATCAAACGGGC